ATGCTGTTACTGATTGGCAACTAGGAGCTTTCTCTGACACTACAGGTCATCCTTCTTGCGTAACCTTTTTTGAACAACGATTAGTATTTGCAGGAACAACATCTCAACCACAAACAATATTCTTTTCAAAGTCTGGTGATTATGAAAACATGGATGCAAACATTGGTGGTACTGTAGCTGATGATGATGCAATCATTTATACAATCGCATCAAACCAAGTTAATGCAATTCGTTTCATGACAGCAACTAGAACTTTAATTATTGGTACTGCAGGTGGTGAGTTTACTGTATCGGGTGGATCAGTTGATACTGCAATTACACCAACAAACATATTAATTAAAAAACAATCTAACCATGGTGCAGCTAACGTAGATGCTATTGCTGTAGGTAACGCCACATTATTTTTACAAAGAGCTAAAAGAAAAATTAGAGAACTAGCATACAACTTTGATGTTGATGGTTACATTGCTCCAGACATGACAATCCTTGCTGAACACATTACTGAAGGTGGTTTAACACAGATCGCATATCAACAAGAACCTAATCAAATTGTTTATGGAGTTAGAGGAGATGGTGAGTTAGTAGGATTAACTTATCAAAGAGAACAACAAGTAACTGCTTGGCACAGACATATCTTTGGTGGAAGATTTGGTGTAGCAACAATTACAGTTTCTGATTACGCAAACATTACAACTGGAACTAAATTAACTTTAACAAAATCTGATGGCACAACTGTAGACTTTACTTCTACAACAGGTACTGCTGGAACTAATGAATTTAAAACTCAAACAAATAATAATACTACAGCAACTAATTTAAAAACTGCAATTAATGCTCACGCTAATTTTACTGCAACAGTAAATTCTGCAGTAGTAACTATTACTGAAACAGCACATGAAGCAACAGGATATTTAACGATTAAAAGTTTTGACAGTACAAGATTAACAGCAACTAGCGAAGGTAAATCAGTAGTTGAAAGTGCAGCAGTTATTCCAACAGATGATACGGAGTATCAAGTTTATGTTATTATCAAAAGAACTATTAATGGTGCAACAAAAAGATATGTAGAATTTTTAAATGTATTTGATTTTGATCAAACAGATAACTCATCATTTAATTTTTTAGATAGTGAACTAAGTTATAGTGGTAGTGCAGTTAGTACATTATCTGGATTAGATCATCTTGAAGGTCAAGTTGTTTCGATATTAGCAGATGGTGCAACGCACCCCAATAGAACTGTAAGTTCTGGTAGTATAACTTTAGATCGTTCTGCAAAAAGTGTTAAGGTAGGTTTAGCTTACACATCTTTACTACAAACTATGAGATTAAATGCTGGATCACAGAATGGTACATCACAAGGTAAGACAAAAAGAATATATGATATAACAGTTAGAATGTTTGAAACAATAGGTGTAGAAGTAGGACCTGATCTTTCAAACATGGAAAGAATACCATTTAGAAGTTCTGCTGATTTAATGGATGAAGGTATACCACCATTTACAGGAGACAAAGAGGTAGAGTTTAGAGGTAATTATGAAACAGATGGTTTTATCTTTGTTAGACAAACTCAACCTTTACCTTTTACAATTTTATCGTTATACCCAAGATTAACTACAAATGATGGATAATATGTTATATATAGTACCTTACACAGCAGAACATGGAAGATTTATATTATCGTGTCAAATGAATCATAAACTTATGGATAAGGATGCACAGTTTGATGGAGATGCTATGAACCTGGTACAAGAACATTTAGCTTTTACAGGACTTGTAAATAACAAACCTATCTTTGCTGCTGGTATGAAAATGATTTGGGGTCAGGTAGCAGAAGGTTGGGTTATTGCAACACAAGATGTTTGGCAACATCCTATTGCAGTTGCTAAAGCAATCAAGAAAGATTTTGCCAAGGTTGCAAGAAAGTATAATATTAAAAGAGTTCAAACTGCTGTAAGATCAGACTTTGATAAAGGTATAAGATTTGCAAAGTGGTTAGGATTAGAGAACGAGGGATTAATGAAACACTATGGGTTTGATGGTTCAGACCAATACAGATATGCGAGGATATTTTAATGGGATGGGTAACAGCAGTAGCATCAATAGCCGCAGCACAACAAGCAGGTGCAGTTGGTAAATACAATCAAGCTGTTCAAGAAAGAAATGCAGTAGTTGCAGAGCAAGAAAAAGAAAGATTAGAACAACAACTAGAGTTTGATCTTGCAAGATTTGATGATCAATTTAGAAGATTACAAGGTGAAACTAAAACTAGAATTGTAAAATCTGGTGCAGAATTATCTGGATCAGGATTAAGAATATTAAGATCAAATTCTGAACAAGCAGAAATAGAAAAAAATGTTATGGATTATAATTCTAAAGTTGCACAATCAAGAAAATTAGAAGAAGCAAACTTTGCTCGTATGTCAGGCAATCTAGCAAGAATGGAAGCAAGACAAGCACAGTTTGGGTATTATGCTCAAGCAGGTCAAAGTTTATTAACAATGTCTAAAGGAGCTTAATAATGCCAAAGATTCCTACATTTACAGCTAAAGCTACTCCTACAACAGAAGTTGCATCTATTAAAACTGGTTTAAAACTATCACCTACTGCTACACCTGCTGCTGGTTTATTACCTGCGGCTAAAGCTATAGATGAATATTATATTAAGCAAAGAGATAACAATGAAAAATTAGAAGCAAAGAAAAAATTTTATGAGATGAAAATTGAATCTGATAAAATTATAAAACAAGAAGAAAATAATCCAGATGAATTTTCTTCTGTAAATACATACAATCAACAATTTGGTCAATATTCAAAACAAGAATTATCACAAATAAAAAATAAAAGAGTAAAACAAAAACTACAATTATTATTAGATTCTGATCAAGCTGAAAGTGTTTACAAAGTAAAATCAAATTCATTTAAAGCATTTGAATCTCAAAATTTATCTATTTATAATACAGAGCAAAATACATTAGCTACTGAATATTCTTTAGCTGATAATGCAGAAATAAAAAAAATTAAAAAACAAAGTAGAATAGACTCTGCTACTGAATTTGCAAATATGCACAACATGGGTAAATCATGGCTAGATAAAGAAGTACAAACTATTAATACTGATAGTGCTATATTTGATGCTGATGTTGCTATTGCAAATAAAAAATATAATGAAGCAAAAGAAATATTATTAAGTGCTAAAAATGTAGATGCTGAAGAAATACAAAAAAGAATTATAACAATAGAAAAAGAAGGTGTTGAATACAGAGCAACAAGTTATGGAGTAGGTCAAATACTAGAAGGAAAAAATCCATTAATAGGACCACCAATTAAAAACACTACAGATAAAAAAATATTAGAAGGAACAGATAATTATTTATTTTCTGTAGCAGAAAAAAATGAATTAAACGAAGAACAAACATTTGCTTTTGTAGATGATAAGTTTTCTAAAACAGGATTATTATCTCCATCTTATCAAGAATTAATTGACTCTGGTTTTACTGCTGGATCATCTACAACATTTGACAATCTTGCTGACATTCCACCTGTACTAATTAGTGCAATTAAAACAGCAGAAATTGCAGATAAAATGGGTAGATTAAATGTTTATACAACAGATGAACAAGAAACATTTTTTAAAAATGTAATTGTTTCTAAACAAATTTTAGGAATGAATGATTTTCAAGCAATAAAAAATGCAAGAGATTTTCAACTTAATTATGATAGAGCTGTTATTAAAGGTGCAACTAAACAAAGAAATAGAACTTTTACATTAATAGAAACTAAATTTAAAGAAACAAAAGCAACTAATATTGGTGAAGTTAAAGGTTATGCTAATAAACTTTTTAATATGTATGTAGCAAGTAATATAGATCCAGTTAAAGCACAAAATTTAGTAGTAGATGATTTAGAAAAAAATTTACAAATAGTAGATGACTATGCTTACATGAAAAGAGATATAGATGCGTTTAAATCTATTGGTGGTTTAGATATGGTCAAGCCAGTTAAAGAATATATTATAGAAAATAAAATGGTAGATGAAGATTCTAAACAATTTTTTTTAAGATATAATGGTGGTGGTATATTTGAAATAAGAAGAAAATTAGATTTAGCTCCAGTATTTGATAAAGATAATCAACCTATGATTTTTTATAATCAAGATTTATATTTAATTAATCAAGAGAGAGAAACAGCAGCTAGAGATATTATTAAAAAAGAAACTATAGAATTACAAGAAAGAAAAATTAAAGCTAAAGAAGAATTTGAAACAAGTGGTTTTGATATAACAGGAACTTAATATGGCAGAAGGTACAAATTTAGATTTAATATTAAGTACTGATTATGTTAGTATTGATGATGAAAAAATTTTAAAAGAAAAAGAAGAGTCAGAAAAAATTACATTAGGTGAAGGTATTAAACTTGCTTACGAACAAGAACAAATATTACCTTCAATATTAAAATCATATTCAAGACCAGAACTAGAACCTAACTATGATTTTAGATTAGATGATGAAACCTTTGATCAATTAAGTAAAGATATTGATCCACAATATTGGGATGAATTTTCTAATGCCACTTCACTAGGTCAAGCATATCAAATAAAACAAAGAATATTAGATTCACAAGAAGCAAATGAAAAATTAAAAACATTAGGATTTACAGGTACAGCATTAAGAGTAGGTGCTGCTGTATTAGACCCTGTTGCTTTAGTTGCAGACGCAGTAACCTTTGGTATTGCTAGACCTTTTATTTATGCAAACAAAGCTGCTAGATTTTCTAAATATATTAGAGGTGGATTGGTAGGTGCAGGTCAAGCATCTTTAATTACAGCACCTGTTATTATGAATGATCCTACAAGAGATATAGAAGAGATAGCTTATGCTGCCGCTATGGGTGGTGCAATTACTTCTGGCTTGACTAGATTTTTAGGACCAAAACATCCAGACATAAATGCTTTTGATGCTAAAGCTAGGGAGTTTGGAACTGCAATGGAAAAACAAACTTTAAAACAAGAAGGTTTTAAAATTACAGAAAGCGGAGAAAAATATTTTGGTAAAGATAAATTACCTAACATTAATGAAAATGTAGATGAGGTTGATGAACTATTAAAAGGTCAGGCAAATGTAAAAGGTACATCTAAAAATATTTATTCTAAACAAGAAAAAGAAATGATTAATGATATTAAAGAAGGTGTAGATGCAGATGATTTACTTGATAATTTTTTTGATAGAATAGATGTTACACCTAATGTTGGTTTTGCAAAAGGAAGATTTGATAAGTCATCTGTATTAAGAAGATCAGATAATCCTTATATGAGATCAGCTTCAGAAAAATTATTAGAAGATACAGTTGGTAATAAAGATTTTTCAAGATCAATATTAACAGCAGACATACAAAAAAGTAATTATGCTGGAACTAGAATGACATCTTTTTATAAAGAGTATGAACCTGCGTTTGCTCAATACTTAACAGATATTGGTAAGACAACTAAATTTAAAAGTTATAATCTAAATGATCGTATGCAATTTTCTAATTTAGTGTCAAGAGCTGTTAGAGGAGAAGTTTTAGATATACCTGCTGTTACTAAAGGAGCAGAAGCTGTTAAAAAAACATTTAAAAGAATGTTAGATGATTTAAAAAAAGATGGTGTTGAAGGAGCTGCGGACATATTAGATAACCCAAATTACTTTCCTAGACATTGGTCTATATCTAGGATGCAAGATGTACAAGAAAGAATTGGCGAAGATAAGTTAATTGGTTTTTTAAAAAATTCTTTAGTTAAAGGATCAGATAATTTATCTGATGCAGATGGTTTAAAACTTGCTGGTCATATTTATCGTATGATTAAAACATCAAAATTTAGTGATGGATTTTCTGTAGACAGAATTTTAAAAACTACAGATGAAGATGAACTTCGTAATTTAATTACTGACTATACTGAACTATCTGAAAAAGAAATAAGTGATTTAGTTAAAGTATTATTAAAACCAACTAAACCCAAAGTTCCTGCTAGACTTTCAAGAAGAGCATCTTTTGATGAAACACACGAAGAGTTAGTAGATAATGTTGCTATAAAGTTTAGTGATTTATTAGATAATAATACTGAAGGTGTAGTAGGTGCATACATAAATCAAATGTCAGGTCATGTAGCTTTTGCTAGAACTGGAATTAAATCTAAACAAGACTATCAAAAAATTTTAAATGAAATTAGAAAAGGTTATGAATTACCAGAAGTTGCTAAAAAATATAAAACTAGAACTGGACAAATAAGAAAAGATTTTGAACTAGCAACACTAGAAACTATTTATAAAAATATTATTGGTATACCTACTGAAGCAAACATTAAAGGAGGTACAGCAACAATTTTAAGAAATTTAAGAAAATATAATTATGCCAATGTATTTAACCAAGTAGGTTTTGCTCAAATACCAGAGATGGGTAATATTATAGGAACTGCTGGAGTTAGATCATTTATTAAATATATACCAGAGTTTAAAAGTATTTTAACTAGAGCTAAAGATGGTAAATTATCTAATGAGTTTTTAGATGAAATAGAAACATTAGTCAGTGGTACAGGTTCAAATAGATTAGTAGATAGTGTTATTAATAGATCAGATGACTTTGCTGGAATGACAAGTAAAGTTGGTAAGATAGAAAAAACTTTAGATGTTGCTACAAGAATAACATCTGACTTTTCTGGTTTTCATGCAGTAGATACTTTATCAAGAAGATTAGCAGCAATTACTTCCTTTGACAAACTTGCTAGACACGCAACAGGAAAATTAAAATTAAGTCCTGCTGATATAAAAAGATATAGAAATATAGGTTTTTCTGATGAAGAATTACAAGCAGTATTTAGAAATATAAAACAAAATTCTTCATTTGTAGAAGGTGGTTTGACAGGTAGAAAAATTAGAAGATTAAATGTAGATGATTGGGATGATCAAGATTTAGTTAATAAAATGTCTTTGTATATGAACAGACATTTAAGAAGAGTTATTCAAGAAAATAATTATGGTGAAATGATGGCTATGGGAGCTGATGGTTCTTTAGGTAAAACATTATTTCAATTTAGAAACTTTGTAACTACAGCATATTCAAAACAATTACTTCATGGTTTACACATGAGAGATTTTACATTCTTTAGTTCATTTATGACATCTACTATGTTAGCAGGATTGGTTTATGTTGGTCAGCAATATGCACAAGCTGTTGGTAAAACTGGAGAAGAAAGAGATAATTTTTTTGAAAGAAGATTATCACCAGAAGCAATAGGTGGTGCAACTTTTCAAAGAAATACTTACTCAACATTATTACCAGCTTTTATAGATACAGGAGCATATCTGTCTGGTGTTGATCCATTTTTAAATTATAGATCATCTGGATTAGAAACTAATATATGGACAGGTAATCCAACTATATCATTAATAGAAAAAACTACTGGTGCTATAAGATCAACAGGAAAAGCTATAATTGATGATGAGTATGATTTTAGTAAAAGAGATGCGTATAAATGGTTGCGTATTGCACCATATCAGAATATGCTAGGTATTCGTAATGTTTTACAGTATATGATAGATGATTCTGATTTACCAAGTACATCTAAATAATATGGACAAAGGATAGATAATTTAATATAGAGAAAGTAATATGACAGTATCTTCAACTACAGTAAAAAATTCCTACTCTGGTAATTCAAGCACAACAGTATTTGCTTATACCTTCAAGATTTTTGCAGACACAGATTTACAAGTAATCATCAGATCCTCTACAGGAACTGAAACAACCAAAACTCTAACCACGCACTACACAGTATCTGGTGCTGGAGATGCGTCAGGTGGTAATGTTA